CGGATCACGGTGGACGCGGAGGTGCGGGCGTCGGCCGACGGCCAGATGCGCATCGCCGGGTACGCCGCGAAGTTCAACACCGAGGCGACCGGGCTGGGGTTCCGTGAGCAGATCGCGCCGGGCGCGTTCACCCGCTCGCTCGCGTCGGGTGAGCCCGTGTACCTGCTGGTGAACCACGACACCGAGTCGCTGCCGCTGGCGTCGACCGGCTCGGGCACGCTGCAGCTGCGCGAGGACGGCACTGGGCTGATGATGACCGCCGACCTCGACCCGTCTAACCCGCGCGCGGCCGAGTTGTACTCGGCGCTCTCGCGCGGCGACGTGGAGAAGATGTCGTTCGCGTTCAGCATCGCCCCCGGCGGGGAGTCAAAGCAGGACGGCGTGCGCACCCTCACCGACGTGAACCTGTACGAGGTCAGCGTCGTCACGTGGCCGGCCTACGAAGACACCCAGGTGGGCGTCCGCGACGCGGCCTCCGCCGACCTCGGCCTGCGTCGCCGCGCCCTCGCGGCACGCCTCGCCCTCACCAAGTAGGGCACCACAGTCCACCCGCCCATGCGCGGGTCTGCCCCCGGCGCCACGGCCCCGGCGGCTCAACCACCCAACAACCCGTTAGGAGCAAGACATGACAAGCATGTCCGACAAGCTCCGCGAGGCTCGTGCTGCCGCTGTCGCGTCGGCCGAGGAGCTGCTGGCCGCTGACCCCACCGCTGAGGTGCTGGACCAGGTCGAGGCTCGTACCGCGGAGATCACCGACCTTGACGCGAAGATCGAGGCAGCCCACGCGCTGGAGCAGCGCACCGCGCAGGTCGTCGAGGCTCGCGAAGAGTCCGGAGTCAAGGTGTTCGGCTCGGCCAAGGTTGGCCGCGAGCCCCTCACCTACGAGGAGCGCGGCGACGCGTCCTTCGTGCGCGACATGGTCCGCGCCCACACCCGCAACGATGCTGGTGCGTGGGACCGGCTGCGCCGCCACGGCCAGGAGGTCGCGGTTGAGGCTCGTGCCATCAGCACGACCGACAACGCGGGCGGCGAGTTCGTGCCGCCGCTGTGGCTGGTCAACGAGTACGCCGAGTTCGCTCGTGCTGCTCGCGTGACTGCGGACCTGTGCACCACGCTGGCCCTGCCCGCCGGCACGGACCAGATCAACATCCCGCAGATCACCACGGGTACGCGCGCTGGCATCCAGGCGGGCAACAACTCGTCGACCACCGCACCCACCACCAACCGCGACATGGTGACCGCCTCGGCGTCCGCTGCTGTCCGCACGGTGATGGGCTACGAGGAAGTCAGCATCCAGCTCGTCGAGCAGAGCCCCTTGTCGGGGGGACTTGACCGCCTGGTGATGGGCGACCTCATGGCCGACTACGCCCTGCAGGTCAACACCGCCGTGACCAGCAACAGCGACGGCACCAGCAACACGATTCAGGGCCTGGTGAACGTTGCCGGCCAGTCGGTGACGTGGACCGAGACCAACCCCACCGCCTCCAACGGAGTCGTGGCGCTGGCCAAGGCCGTGTCCGGCATCGTCAACAACCGGTACCGCCAGCCCGAGGCCATCGTGCTGCACCCGCGACACTGGTACTGGCTGGCGTCGGCGGTGGACGGCTCCAACCGTCCGATCGTCGTCCCGACCGCTGGTGGCCCCATGAACGCCTTCGGCGTTGTGGACAACCCCGGCGCGGCGGCTGGCCCGGTCGGCACCATTCTGGGCATCCCCACCTACCTTGACGCGACGCTGCCGCTGGTCTCAACTACGCAGCAGACCATCCTGGTGGGCCGGTTCTCCGACTCGTACCTGTTCGAGTCGGGCGTGAAGAGCCGGGTGCTCACCGACGTGCTGTCGGCGAACCTCACCGTGCGCTTCCAGGTCTACGGCTACGTGGCTCTGGCGCACCGGTTCGCGAACAGCATCGCGAAGGTCACCGGCACCGGCACCGTCCCGGTCTCCGGCTACTAGGCCGGACCTAGGGCTGACGGCCCCCACCCTCACCCCCGTGGTGGGGGCCGTCAACCCGCATCGACTGCTGAGGGGCAGACATGCGCAAGGGCGAGAAAGTTGTCATCGGCTGGTGCGACCCCGGTCAGGTGGACGGAGTGTTCGCCGCCGACCTCGCGGTGCTCGCAGGGCGCCGGAACCGGCAGATCGACATGGTCATGCGGATGGAGGGCAGCGCCCTCGTCTCGCGCTCGCGCAACGAGCTGGTTCGCCAGTACCTGGACCAGTCCACGGCCGAGTGGCTGTGGATGCTTGACGCCGACCACTCGTTCAGCGTCGAGGACTTTGACCGGCTGTGCGCGACCGCCGATCGTGACGGCGCGCCCGTGGTCGCGGGCGTGTACTTCGGCGGCTGGAAGTCCGACCTGTGGCTGACGCCCATCCCGCTGATCTTTGACAAGGTCTCGCAGGCGCCCGAGTGGCAGCCCATCTGGGACTACCGACATCGCGGCGAGGTCATTGACGTTGACGCGGCCGGCACCGGCTGCATCCTCGTCCACCGTCGCGTCCTGCAGCACCTGCGCGAGAACGCGCCCGACAACCTCGGCCCGGATTGGTGCTGGTTCCTTGACGGCCCCGTCAACGGCCGGTGGATCGGCGAAGACCTGATCTTCAGTGAGCGGGTCAAGGCGGCGGGGTTCCCGATCGTCGCCCACACCGGCGTGCAGCTGCGCCACCGAAAGTCCGTGTGGATCGGCGAGGCGCAGTACGCGTGGCTCGTCAACCAGCAACCTGAGAGGGACGCATGATCCTGCAGCTCGGCAACACGAGGGGCACCCGATGAATCCCGAGACCGTCACATTCGTTATCACGGCCGACGCCGACGCTGAGGTCATCAAATCCGAAAACACTGAGGAGTCCTAATGGCTGTCGGCGTATCCACCACACTTTCTAACTCGTGGCTGAACGTCATTCGCGGCGGTGCTGCCGGTACGACGTACACCGCACCCGCGGCCGTCTACGTGCAGCTGCACACCGCTAACCCTGGCACTGCCGGCACAACTTCGGTGTCCTCGGTCACGACCCGTCAGGCCGCCACTTTCAGCGCCGCGACGACTGGTGTGCTGTCGCTTTCTAACACACCGTCCTTCACGAGCTGGGCTGGTACAAACGGCGAGGTTGTTAGTCACGTGTCGTTTTGGGACGCATCGTCGACGGGTAACTTCCTATGGTCGGCGGCTCTGACCGCGTCAAAGACGATCAACACGGGCGACACCCTCAACATCTCCAGCGCGTCGCTGACAATCACGACCGCCTCCTGATTCTGATGCTCACAGACTGCAAGTTGGTCGCCGCCGCGCTTGGCGACTCGTTCGTGTGGTCTGACGGGCGCGTAAGTTTAACGGCGTCTGGCATCTCCGTAGAAAACGAATGCCTCATAGTCGCAGGCTTTGCGGTTCTGCTTGATGGTGCGCAGGTTTCGGTGGCTGTGCCGTGCGTTTGGCCTGATGTTTCGTTGAGTGCAAATGACGTTAACGGTAATTCGGTTCGCCTTGACGCGGTGGAAGTTGGCAAGTCAATGCTGACCGGACTTGCGATTATCTTGGCGGGCGCGTAATGCCTACCTACACGATCAGGGCCGACTCAACGCAGTGGGGCACGCTCTCCTCGTTCGGGACATATTCGACGACGACGCAGGTACTGAACGGAACGGCCGACACCAAAGACGTTCTGGGATACGCGCAAGTCAGCGCGACTAATGACCCGGGAATTGACGGCAACGGCGTTCAAATTACACAATTTGCTTTCCGTTTCGACTGTTCGTCGATCACGGCAGGGGAAACCATCAGTTCGGTTACCTTGACGTTGCGTCCCGATTATGTTGACCTAGACGGCCGCGCCCTATCGGCGGTCAAGTATGACTGGGGTTCGACCGTTGACACTGGGGATTTCCGCACGCCTTCCCAGTTGGCAGCGTGCAGCGTGTACGCGACGAAGACTTTCAACACCGCCGACCAAAACACCAACGTCAACCTGACCCTGTCGGGCAGCACGCTTGCGACCGACGTGGCAGCGCGCGGCACCGTTCGCATGTTGCTGGTGTTCACTTCCAACATCTCGGGAACGTTTCCCGACGGCGCATTGACGTTCATTGACCCGTCAAACGGTACGGTCGCAAATCGGCCGACGCTCACGGTGGTCACGACTGGCGGCACCACTCAGACGGCGACCACGACCGGCGTCAGCAATTCGCCCACGGTGGCCGCAAATAGCGCGGCGACGAAGCCAGCAATTGCCACCGTCTCAGCGAGCCTGGCTAGTGCGGCCGCAGCGTCGGCGACAAAGACCGCCGCCAGCACTGACCCAACATCATCGCCCAGCACGTCGGCCGCCGCCTCGGTGGTCAAGGCTGTTGACGCTGCGATCACAACTAGCCCGACATCAACGGCGAGCAGCTCGGCGGCGAAGTCGGGCGCGGTCAGTCTGACCACGACGCCGACGACTACGGCCGACGCGTCAGTGTCTGGCGCAGCGAAGACCGGCGACGTTGCTGTCAGCAGCAGCCCGGCAACGACGGCGACCGGCACACGCGTCATCTCGGCCACGGCTACCAACGTGACCGTTTCGCCGTCAACGACAAGCGCGGGCGTGCGCGTTGTTGTTGCGGATGCGTCAACAACGACCAGCCCGTCAAGTGCGGCGAGTTCGGCGAAGACGGTCAGCGCGTCAGCGGTTTACGCCCTGACACCGTTCACGGCTGCGGCCATCACGCTCACGCACACGCTCACCGCCGTGGGTACGACGATCACGGTGGCGACTGTTGCTGTCGCCGCTATTGGCGACCAGCGCGGGCAAATGTTTGCAGCCACAAAGCCAATGCCGACGATGGCCGCAGCACCTCGCTCAACACCAACGATGACGGGAGCCTAGTCATGGCCTACGACCTCGGCGACCTCGTCGGCCTTGCGATCTCCGTCAAGGATACGAGCGGCACCGCAGCGAACGCCACCGCCGTCACGTGCACGATCACGCTTCCCGATGGCACCACAGCCACACCCACGGTCAGTAACGCCACTGCCGGGTCGTACACCGTCGACTACACGCCGACGACGGCCGGCCGGTACCTGGTGCGCTGGGTGGCCACCGGAACGAACGCGAGCAGCTACACCGACGCGTTCACCGTCAACGACCCCGGCGACCTGAGCCTTCTCAGCCTCACGGACGCCAAGCAGTACCTGAACATCACGAGCAGCAGCGCCGACGAGGAGCTGCGCCAATTCATCCTTGAGGCCAGCGACATCGCCGAGCGGCTCACCAGCCGCCAGCTGCGCCGCAAGACGTACACCGAGGTTTACTCGGTCAGCGGCCCATACTTCAGCCTCAAGCAGCAGCCGGTCATCAGCGTGACCACGGTCACCGAGGACGCGGAGACCCTCACCGCTGGCACCGACTACGTCCTTGACACCGCCCTGGGCATTCTCTACCGGGGCTCAACTCTGTCGCCGCTGTACTGGCACGCCGGGCAGGACAACATCGCGGTGACCTACGTCGCGGGTGAGGGCAACCCCAGCCCGACCGCTGTCCTGCTGGTCAAAGAGCTGACCCGGCACCTGTGGCGCACGCAACGCGGCGCCAGCCCAATGGGCATGGGTGGGCAGGACGACTTCATCCCCGGTGGCAACAACATCGTGACGTACCGCATCAAGGAGCTCGCCGAGCTGCTGTCCATCCCGACGGTGGCCTGACCGTGACAACGTCCTCCCGGTTCGCGGCCGTCTACGACGCGATCCTGTCCACGCTGCAGGCCGACGGCAACCTGTCGTCGGTGACGATCAGCGACGGCCTGCCGATCACTGAGGACCGGCTCGTCGACCTCGTCATCGTCGGCAACGGCGGCGACCCCGAGAACAGCGAGGCCGGGCGCATCACGCAGGCCTATCACGATCTCGCGGGCACGTCGTCGACCCGTGACGAGGTTGTGACCATCAACTGCTTCGCGATGTCACAGACCGGCGACGTTGACGTGTCGGCCACCCGCACCCGCGCGTTTCAGGTGCTCGGCTACGTGGAGTCGGCGATCCGCGCGAACTACGCGCTCGGCTTGGCGAACGTGCTGCGCGTTGAGATCACCGACATCTCCTGCAGCATCGAGCAGTTCGCGGACGGAACCGCGGTGCGGCTGCCATTCACCGTCCAGGCGACCTGCCTGATCTAGCCCGACCCACCCAAGCAACGGACACGCGTCGCGTGCTCCGTCGATCCTGCGCGCCCGAGGAGAGCCAATGCCCGCGTTCCGCAATGTCACCGCCGACACCTTGTGGGTCGTCACTGATCGCGGCCTTGAGAAGTGCGAGCCCGAGTCGGTTCTCACCGTCTCGGAAGCCTTCGCCGAGTCCGTCTACTTCCAGACCGGCGAGACCGGCGAGCCGGTGATCTGGGAGGCCGTCGCGGCCGCGAAGAGCAAGAAGGACACCGCCCCCACCACCGACCCGGCCAACGCGCCGAGCAACTGAAAGAGGTAACCACTCATGGCCATTGGCTCAGGTCTCGGCAGCAGCTTCGGCTTCAGCGCGGAGAGCACATACGGCACCTACGTGGCGCCGACCAAGTTCGTTCGACACAAGTCCGCGTCGCTGCAGAAGACCGCGACGCGCGTGCAGGGCGAGGGAATCCAGGGCGGCGTGCCGGCGATGATCGGCGCCCAGTTCGTGGAGACCGTCACTGGCGGCACCGGAACGGTCGCGTTTGACGTGCAGTCCAAGAACATGGGGTTGCTGCTGCAGGCGCTCATGGGCACCACTGTGACGCCCGCGCAGCAGTCGTCCACGTCCGCCTATCTTCAGACCCACACTCTTGCCGACCCGTTCGGCAAGAGCCTGTCGGTGCAGCTCGGGCTCCCGCAGCGCGGCGGCACGGTGACCCCGGTGACGCTCAAGGGCACGAAGGTCGCGAAGCTGGACCTGTCGTGCTCGCTGGACTCGGTCCTCTCGGCCACGGCGACGCTTGACGCGCAGTCCTACGACAACAGCACCAGCCTCGCCACGGTGTCCTACACCTCGAGCGTCAACGTTTTCCACGGCGGGCAGCTCACCGTGAAGGTCGGCACCTACAACTCAGAGGCAGCGGTGTCGGGCATCA